TCCAGCAAGAGCCGTTATTCTTAACTGACCCCCAGCCTCTAAGTTCAAAGCAGTAGCCATTTCGGGAGTGATTAAAAGTAAGCCAGAGTGGTTCATCATTGATTTACCAACAAGTGCTCCACCATTAAAACCGTTATTAAATGGGATTTGCTGAAATGAGTTAGAAACATTAATATAAGGTCTGGGTTCTACCGTTAAGTCTGGATTATCCACAACCATAGCAAGATTTACTGAAATACCAGATACTGAGGCAACACCAGTATTCGTGAAGTTAGTAGTAGTTCCAGTTAAATCATAATAAATACCAAGGTCTAATGTAGGGTCATATGAAGGTCTCAGAGCCCAATCAGCAGTCATATAAGTATATATGGGGTCTGGAGCGGGGTCATTTTGTGCTGGAATGGGAGGAGGACTATTAGGTCTTGCCTCACCAACACCAGCCTCACTAAAGGGAATACCGGCTTGTGCGTCTATAATCAGTGTGCCTCCATCATCAGTTCCCTTCACAGAAAAGACAATAGAACCGGGAGTAGTTGCTCCATCAAAGGCGATTGTTCCAGCCGTGCTCTGAAATGTTAGAGACCCATCGTCTGCGGGAAGCACTTGAAGAGCACCAGAGTTAATAGAAGCACTCGTTACGCCAAGAGGAACAACTGAAAATGATATATTCTTATTTACACCACCAAAGGTTAGTCGGGAAGTTGCGGACACTAAATCTAAATCACCAACCTTAGCGTTGAGACTTGTGAGCGTCGTAGCCATTCTATATTACAAACATAGATTATTTTCAGACTTAGTAAGCCTATCAATAATCTAAATAACACATTGCGGTTTGGGCGACCCGCCTTGACCCGCTTTTTACATCAGCCGGGCTTGGAGACCACGACGACCCGCACCAGTTCCAGCACCCGTTCCAGCACCAGTTCCAGCACCCGTGCCGTAGCCTACCGCTCCAAGAGCACCCTTGACCTTACCCATCATACCATCATCGCCAAGCATATTCTTTACCGCACTGACTGCGGGTTTCGTCTGATTATAGATGTCCTTCGCCTTACTGAAGATGTTGCTGAGACCATCAAACGAAATCTTACCGCCAACAAGACGCTTGAGACCCTCACGAGTTCCAGCATTAGCCATAGGGGCAGAAATGATGTCTTGCTCTGAGAGCACACCCTTAATGATACGGGAAGAACCACGAATGCTCTCAAAGAACCCACTGTTCGCCGTGATTACATAGAGAGTGGGCTGAACTCTGAAGTTGAATGTATTCACAACGGACAACTGGAACTGGAGAGTAAAGTTGCCTACAAGTGAAGGGGCTTGACCGGCTTGGAGAGTAATATCCTTGGAAGGCTTGAGAACAAGGAAACCTCCGCAAGTCGCACGAATAGCACCAGCGGGTAAGCCATTCTGAGCGGGGACTTGGGGATTGACTGCCGTATTGACAGTCTGGCTCTGGACTACCGCATTCTCTGAACGCACTGCTCCACACCAAGTGTTGAAGTCCATTTCAAGACCGTTGCTGACTGACATCTGGTAGAGTTCCTCCGTTGTGTGAGAGGAGAGGAGACCAGAGAAGTTGTCAAAGTTGATACTGAGAGGGTTGTTTGTCTGGGAGTTGAAGGCAGACGCAAGAGGTAGGTAGCAATCACCATACTCTGGAGAGCAAGGGTCGGGCATACCTCCAGACTGAGTAGCCTTTACATACACGATTAGAAGGTCTGGTATCTGAGGTAGAGTGATTGTCTGAGACTGGAGTTGCTGGGTCTGACCCGGCTCAATATATCCGTTCTGTTGCTGAGTAATATAACGGGGGAACTCCATATAGGGCACTACGCTCTTTGCCGGAAGAGGCACATCAAGAGAAGGCGTTAGGAACTGAATGTTAATCACTGGACGCTCCCAAACACCACCACCAGCATTGTTGTTCCAAGTCGTGCCCGTAATCTTAACGCCTTGAGGAGCACCATTGACCGTTAGGTTGGAAGTGGGTCCGCTATTATCACGCACACGAAGCACACGCCCAATGTCTCCAAGACCACCACCGCCAGAGGACTTGAAGTTCATAATCAACTGAATATTGTTGATGCCGAAAAGACCCGTATCGTTCTCTTGGTCGTCCGCAAACACAAAGGGAGAAAGCACAAGTTTCTCCGTAGAACGGAAACTGAAGTATAACTGGTATTGCTTGAGAGTTACATCAGACACTACCGGAACGCCACCGATATACTGCTGACCGTTCGCAGACCCATCGTCATATGTGCCGTTGCCTACAAGTTTAGAACCTTGAGCGTCTGTGAAAGAAAAGCCGGAGAAAGCACCGTTGGGCTGTTCGTCCGCCATCATACCCTCAGCATACCCAGCCAGAGGGTCGTTGATACAACGGAGACCCGTGCCGTTCCACTGATACTTATCCAGTTTTGTAGGGCAAGTTCTCTGGACTAAGTTTCTCTTGTAATCCGTTAGACGAAGAACCTCCATCAGAACATCTTGAGAGTTAATAACGGTTGTGGTGTCGTTGATTGTTGCGGTCATCGTCTGACACATATAGTTCAGAGGAAAGGGAGAAAGAGCACAATCTTGACCCACTACCACGATAGGCTGACCCACCGCAAGAGTAGCAGAGTCGGGGTAAGTAGCAAGGAAAGTCATCTTAGCCGTTCCAGACCAACGAACACCCCTATCTACAAAAACATTCTCAGAAGGAACATAAATGTTAAAAGTCATCTGAGAAGCCGTTGAGGCAATGGCGTTAAAAGGAGCGTTAGTTAGAGAAAGTGCTCCCTTTTCAACTGCGTAGCGGGGGCGGGACTGAACGATGCGGTCGTCAAAGACACTCTCCTTCTGAATGTCGGCACTCATTCTTATATATTAGTTGCGGATAAAAAAACTGGCTGGAATGAATAACATTTCTACGGCAGTTTGCCGGAGGAATGCTATTGAAGGGGGTCAAACCGGGTCGCTCAAACCGCAAACGACTACATCAGTTTTCGGCGGAACATAATCTTTATAGAAACGCTTGAAAGGTTAAACATTGTCATCGGATACAACTGGTTATCCAAACGGTTCTTCCAGAAAACTTGAACGTCTATGTTTTTAATCTGCGTCTTGGCGTTTTGGAAATCTGTCATTCTGTATTCGGCTGAGGGAGAGTAGTAAATCATCTTGCGGTAATCTTGAGACCCGGAGGTTGATAAGTCCAGAGCAACATCTGTAATAATAGGGGTGAAAGCACTTGTGGAGGTTGTTGTGGAGTTTCCAATGTTGCCCGTTCCAAACTTATTAGGAGGAGCAGTCTGCTCGTTCATAATGGGAAGAAGGGTAGAGGTGAAAACAATACTCTCAATGGGAGACCAGAGGGTGCTTGTGGAGGCGAAGTCTTGGGTCATCTGGATATAAGTATCACCCTCTGAACCATCTAAGTTTATGTATTTCTTAATATTGTTGCCGATGCCCTCAATCTCAACTAATATCCTATTCGCATAGCCGGGAGGAGTTGGTGTCTTGAGAGTTAGAGGAAAGTAGTAGTTGGGGTAGGGTTCAAGGGAGTTCCAATATTCATTGTTGAAGTTTGAAAAAAGCCCTTCCATATTCACATTCAGCCAGAGGCTCAACTGATAGGGTCTGTCTATTGAAGCACCCGGTGTTAGATAACTCTCTGGAAAATAAAAACTGAATAAGCCACTTGACCTATCAAACCAAAGGCGGGGCGTTGGATTATCCTTCAACCACAAGGTATATGTCGCCCAAGTTGGAACACCGGGCGTTGCTGGAAGCAGAGCAACTTTGTCATAGAGTTTGGAGTTGGCGATTTCCAGAGTTTCATTCACCAGACCCACCCAATGCTCGTAGGTATAGACCCAGTAATAACGGCTTGATAAATCTTGAGGTCTGCCGGTTTCATCACTTATTCCAACCCAGTATTCACTGTTAAGATTTGGTGCTCCAACAGTTGCGGGAACTACCTTCTTCGCTTGGTAGAAAAGGGTCTGAAACTCTACTACGGCATCTTTTCTATAAGATGCTGGACCAGTCCAAGTTCCTACGAAGTTAGGATTAGAAGGAGGAGGGGGAATAGGTGCTAAAATACGATTGAGGGTCTCTGGGCGATAAATAACATATTCTAAATCTCCATTTACCACCAAGTTCGTTGATGTTCCACCCGCATTAAAAGATAGGGCAACACCATATTCTGTTAGATTTGGGTTTGTCTGCCCCGTTCCACTCTGAATAACTGGAATGAATAAGGGTAAATCCTTGTTGCCCCCATTCACTGAAAAACGAATAATAGAAAACTGATACTTTGATGCGTCCTTGATAATCGCCGTATCACGGGTCTCGTTAAACTTAATAGGAGGGTCAAGGAAGGCACGACCATTTGCCGTATCCGTAGTTGTGTTATTAACGATTGATGCGTTGTAATACACCAAGTCTGGGTCTTCAGAGTTTCCAAAAGTTTCCCACGATGACTTATACATTCTATAATACACTATCATATTATTTTCCCAACATCTCCCCAGTGAGTGCGGATACAAAGTTGTCGGGGGTCATTCCAGTATCGTCCATTATCTTCTTGTATTTCTCAAGAGGATACGCTCCATAGAGGCATCTCACTACAGAATGACGACCGCAAGTATTCACATCTTTCTTGTCCTTTTGGAAGGCAAAATGATTATAATACACCGGTTTCCCGGAGGCTTTGAGTAAGGCAGTAAGATAGGGACGAGTTTCATTAAGTTCTTGGAGTTTAGATTGAGGTATAGCATCAAGAGGGGCTTCTGGCGGTTCTCCATAAGGGTCAAAGAACTCTATACTATCTTTCTTATTTAACATACATACCCAATGACCGGTTGTTTCGTCTTCAGTCAAATACAACATAACACATCGTCCTTTCTTGTCAAAGGCTTCGTTGATACTTCTCATATTCCCCAGTTGAGGATAGGTGATAATCTTAATGTCTCTTCCTAATATCTTTCTAATATCCGTATCAGAAAGAGGATATGATTTTACTTCGCCAAGTCCTTCCATTTATAATCTATTATAAGGTTAGAATATGTGGTCGTCTCCAATAAGGCAGAAGAAAGTAAAACCAGAGAAACCAGAGCAAGAAACTTGGGTAAAACCAAAGGCAATGGCTAAGTCGGAAGTCAAGAAGTTCTTAAATCCCACTAAACCATTAACCGCTTCTGATATTGATTGGTGTCATCGGTGGCTCTCACAGTTTGTTAGGGAACGCTCCCTTCCACCTCAGATTGTCGGGGAAGATGGATATGGAGTTCTGATGAAGTTTCTTTCTCCTCAAGACGCTTCTGAGGCTCTTTTAAAGATACGGCGTGATTTCTTATCTGTATCGCATCAAAATCCAGAGCCATTACACATTGACCCTCTTCTTTCTTTACCTCCCCTACCGCCGGGCTCATATCACGAACATCTACCCCCACCTCTCCCTTCAACCCGCAACAGTCAGAAATGAGTTTCTTACCTCTGATATGTCTCCAAACTCTATACAATATCCCAAGAGCCACTATAGACCCAGTAGAAAGACCAGCAGTTGCTAAATAGTTTTCCATTCTATATAGAGGGCTTATACTTTATTATCGGGGTCAGACCGGGTCAAGCAAACCGCAAAGTCCATTGGATAAAAAAAACAAAAGCCCCGTTAGGGGTTGATAGGCAACCCAACCCTTATTTTTCCTCTTTTATGAGGCAGACACTCAGCGGTTTTGCCGACCCGCCTTGACCCGCCTTTAGAAGCCACTCAAGAGTTTCAATAATCCTTCGTAAATGCTTTCGTTCTTCCTCTAATCCAGACAATAAATCGTAGTTCTGACATTCCGCCCATAGTATGCCGAGTTTCTCATCAATATCTTCAAGATGGCTGATAAGAACTTCTATATTAAGTTTCGGCATTTCTCCTCTATAATCAGATGAGAGAGCATTTGGGATTTCTGGCGGGTATGGTTGTAATGATTGTTTTGAATGAGATTAACTACCAGCGTGATAAGGCAATAAGGAAACAGATGGAGGAGAAGAAATGGAAGGAGGTTGATGAACTACTGAATAAGCACTCTGGCGTGTTGCGGAGAAACTAACCATTGAGGGTAATGTTTATAAACACAGACCCATCTACCCATTTTCTTCAAATCCCGGACATCATCTTTTGTCATTCCGATATGGGTCTTGAGGAGATAGCCGAGGGCGTGGAAACTGGTTGCCATAGGATATACGACGATATGGGTTGCTTCGTTGAGGAGGAGACGGGTTTTCTTGTAGTTGGTAAGGTAGTGGGACAGACACAACATAGTAGTATTAGTATGGCGACCCATAGTTGCGAGGTCATCTATTAACTTGCCGACAACTTTTTCTGCGTTGCCCGTTAATGTATCATAGTCATCAAAAATCACCAAGCAATCCTTGAACTCATCTAACTCTGGGAAGTCGTCAATGAATGACTGGATATTTACTCTATTTAAGAAGGGCAGTGCGTCAAGTGTGCTATCCTCACCTAACTTACTAACTAAATAGCACTCACGGTCTGGGAACAGTTTTTTATAGCATTCGGCGATGCCTTTTGCTATGTAGGATTTACCAGACCCGGACGCTCCGGCAATGTAGAAGACCTCCCGTTTTTCTGGGTCGGGACTTGGAAGTAGTTGGAACTGCCCGTCGTCGTCCAAATCCACATTCTTTGTATTTTTAGCATCAGACAATATGCGTTCATAAAGGCTTCTTCCCAAAGCAGTTTCCCCTATGAGTTGGTCTGGTTCAAGACCTTTCTGATGAGCCTCTTGAAGCCGATTGATTAGTTGAACCCGCTCTTGGGGCTTTACTCCACGAAGTTCCAGTTTGTATTTATTAGCGTTAATCTCCAGCCGTTTCCTCCCTTTGCCGGTAAGGTTCTCTCCATCATTAACATACAATACTTTACCATCGTCAGCACCGCCCTTGACTATAGCAATAGGTTTTGAACCCTTAGCGTTCTCAAATGATAAGGAAGGCATATTCTATATAACACCCTTATATTTTTTCTAAAAGTGAAAAACACTTATTGGTCTTATTTGGCGGAAAATGGAATATACACAAATCCTCCAGTTAGGGTTCTTGAGTTTAGTTGTTTGAAGAGTTGGTCTTCGGCGTGTCGGAGCCGTGATAGAACCTTACTTCTCTCTTTTGTCTGAGTTGCCTTTCTGAGGTCGGCAACAAGGGTTTCGTTAGTGTTGTCGTATGAGGATAGTCTGGCTGAGAAGTCAGCAATGGCTTTGTTTGTGTAAGGGCTTGTATTATTACTTCCCACAACATCAGCAAGGGTCTTAACATCTGAATAAAGCACATATAGTTTTCCAAGATTTGAGTTGAGGATTTTATTGTATTTCTCCAAGTCCCGCTTATTGTTCTGGAGTTTGGCTAATGCGAACTTGCGTTTGATGACTTTGAACTTATTACCTTGGGCGTTATATAAAACAATATCGTTTTTTATGGCTTCTTCTGGTTCAATAACAACTGGATTGAGGATTTTCCCGTTTTCATAAAACTCATAAATCATACTAAAATCGGTATATTTGTCATTAACTGGGGATATAACATCTAACTTACAAAGTGTCGGGGACTGTATGGCTTCTTTGAGTGTATAGGAAGTCCCATCTCTGAGTTTCTTGACCCCAGAAAGGATTTCATTAGGAAGCCACCGAACAATATGGAACTTGAGTTCTGCTTTGGCGTTTAGTTTATTGGCTTTTGTCTGTGGTTTTGAAAGGAGTTCTTTCGCCAACTTTGCTTCTTCGGAGGAGATGATTTTTTTAGAAAAGAGGCTTTCAACTTTTGTCGTTCCAGACCGAAAATCTTCAGTATCAACTTTCCAGTCTTCAACCAGACCGGCTTTTATGTCTCCAATATATGTATTAGGAAGTCTTCGTAAATCCCTTATAATCTCTTTGAAACGACCAACAAGTTCATCTTTGGTAAATCCCTCTACAATCTCATAACCATCATAGTCGCCGGAATATTTTTGACTAACCAATGAAGCACTCCCCATTATTTTAACACCCTTTCCTTTTGTAAAGGACATAGTGTTAAGGACTTTTACTGCGTCTGGCGGATACTGTTGAGGGTATGATTTCTCTATTACTAAGTCCATTCTTATTTATTCTTACATTTTATAATCCCAGACGACGAATGAAGTTCTGTCTGACACTTGTGGCTTTACCTACACCAACTGATATTGGACCTCTACCATCTGGTAGTCTATTTCCGTAATGCTGATTGACCCTTGTAGCAAAGGCTCTGAACCCAGCAATGTCTTTTGGTAGATTTGCTCTTGAGAGCCATTCGGGACGAGCAGTTGGAGGTGCTCTTGTAGGAGGCTCTGCTCTAACCGATGATGTTGGAGATGGAGATAATACGGCAGAAGGAGGAGGACGACTATCGGGAGTTGCTAAAAGTCCAGTTGCCCCAGACATTCCTAAGCGTGGTGCTACGTCCCAATCACCAAAAGCGTTTCTGCGACTGGATAATCTGAACTCTGGTCTTGCGTCTCCGTCTTCTTGACCTCCTTCAGCCTCTCCCTCTTCCTCAACTGGACCAAGTTCTTCTGCGACCATCTGAGGGGCTTCACCATATGGAACACCTTCTTCTTCACCAGACCAACCAACTCCACGACCACCAGTATCCATAGCACCAGAGTTGTAGGCAAAGCGGTTGCGTTCATCACTATCAAAAGACGCACCACCATCATCTGAATATCCGTGCTGACTATCTTCCCTTCTAACAAACCCTCTGCCCCTTCTGGAATGATGACCCGTTTGTTGAGAACTCTCTTCTGCGTAGCGTTGCTCTGAACTATCTGTTGTTCCAGACTGAACTCCCTCTGAACGGGCTCTTTCAAAAGCAGTTCTACCAAGAGTTCTAATAGGAGGACGAAGACCACCACTGTCTCCAGATGACCCAGAAGAACTTCCAGTGCTATCAGAGTATAATGTTGAACCACCACCGTCTGAGCGTGGAGCAGACCCAAAAGACCCAGAACGAACATCAACCGCCTCTTGTGCTGACTGAGGGTCAAGGAACTCTGCGGGTAATCCACGACGACCTACAGACCCCATCATTCTCTTAAATCCGAGTGCTTGAATATATGCTGAAGAAGCATTTACTCTTTCTTGTGTAGGTCTGTCCGTGAGTTGTATCATCTTCTCCAAATACTTCTTCACTCTCGTCCAGAACTCTTTCATAGACAACATAAGTTTAGATTTAGCAGATGAGGAATACTCTGGAGGTGTAATCGTGAGTTCCTCAAGAGCCGGTATAATACCATCACCAGCAGAAGACCCGTTAATGAACTCCAGAACATTATCAATATCATCTGATGTTCCAGAAGAAGCCAGACGCACGATAAGTTGAAAGGCTCTATAACTGTCTTGAAATGTAAGTCTTGATGTATCCACGCCTTGTCTGGAAGGGTCTGGGTTCTGGTCGTCCCTATTCTGTAATCCACCAGTAACTGTATCCAAGATGCTCTGGAGAAGTGAGGCAAGTTCAACGGCTGGGTTAGTATCCAGACCGAGTTGAGTGCGTTCGCCAGTAAAAGC